ATAATGTCAGTGAATTTTACAGTGAAGATGCTCAAAGGGAAATAACTGTATATTATATTAAAAAAGCAGTATATAATCCCAAAACAGGGCGAAACCAAAACATCGAACTATTTCATTCAGGAAGTCAAATACAAATAGTATTATTCCTAAGAGATTATTGGTATAAGCTAAATAATATACCGTTACCAACATCAAATGAAAAATGGAATAAGATTCGTAAGAGAATAGAGGAGGGTGCATAATGGGAAGTATTGGTAAGGTAACTGGAAGTGCTGGCAATAGTAGTACGCAGAATGAAGAAGGAATAAGAACTGATAGAAGATTGTATTCAAAAAGTCAGGCGGATGAATTTACCAAAGATTATACTCCTCAACAGTTTTTAGGTGATATAAATAATAACTGGACAGGAACATTAAATAGTTTAAAATATGCTGCGGAAGATAATGCACCAGAAACATTGAATATTGGTGGATATACATTTGATAGATTAAGTAATCCTCATACTACATTTGAAAACAATAAGAATATTGTGGTACTGGAATATCAATCTACTGAACAAGTAGGACAGGAATATCCAGTATTACAAGTAGGAATAAGAGTATGGCGAACAAGAGGCGGGAAAGTCAAAAGTGAAATAATAAGGGACGGATATACACATAAAACAAGATTTTGGTGAGGTAAATAAAACATGGCTAATATTAAAAAGACTAAGACAACAGATAAAGCTGGTAAAACAAAAAGTTCGGCGGTAAAGAAAGATGCAGAAAGTAAAAAGATAAAAGGAATAAAAAGTAAATTAACAGTAATAGATGAAGAAGCAACAAAAGAAATAAAGCCAGTAAAAAAGAAAAAGCCAAAAAAGACCGCGGTAAAGAAAACTGACCAAGTATCTATAAATAATAATACAGATTATAAAACAACAAAAAAGAAAAGAAAAAGATATTATACTCATGATGGACATGAACTAACTATAAATGAGTATAAGTTTATAGATAGTTATATATCTACTGGTAATGCAAGACAGTCAGTGATAGAAGCAGGATATAAATCAAAAGCACCAGGACAGTATGCAAATGAACTTCTGAATAAACCTTATATAGCAAATGAAGTTGAATGGCGAATGACACAGGAACACAGTAACCGTATAGCTTCAGGGCAAGAAGTAATGGAGTTTTTTACCAAGGTAATGAACGGAGAAGTAAAAGACCAATTCGAACTTGACGCACCATTATCAGAAAGATTAAAAGCTGCGAATGAATTGGCAAAAAGAACAGTTGATATAGCAAACAGAGCCGTAGGAGTAACACAGGGACAAAATGAAGTGACAATAAAACTTGACTGGTCAAGGAGGGGAAGTGAATGAAAAAGAAGAGACAATGGCTATGGGAATTTAGTAAAAAGATAGTAGTTCTTGTAGCTATTGCCTTTTTTATTGTTTTAATTTATTCACTGATATTTTTGATTTTTAATCCTGACTCAACTGCAATAAATGGAATATTTACTGATATGTCAAATATATTTAAAGTAACTGTGATAAGTTATGCAGTAAAAGCAGGGTTTGAAAATGTAACTAAAATAAAAAAGTATAACAAGGAGGACAATGAAGATGAAGTGGATTATTGATAACTGGAGTTTATTAGTTGTATTACTGGTAATGGTGGTATTAGCCATTGTGTATGTTAAAAAGTTTATCAACATGCCTACCGACGAGCAAATGGACAAGGTAACAGAATGGTTACTATATGCAGTAATACAAGCGGAAAAACAACTGGGACAAAAAACTGGACAGGTAAAACTAAGATATGTCTATGATATGTTTTTAACTAAGTTCCCATCACTTGTCAGTGTAATTACATTCGAACAGTTTAAAGAATTGGTAGATGAAGCACTTGAACAGATGAGACATCTTATGGAAACAAATCAAAATGTTAAATTCTATATTCAAAGAAAGGATTGATTATGGGAGTAAGTAAAACACAACAAGCTGAATTTTTAGCAAGAATAGTTCCCTTATGTCAAAAGCAGGCCAGTGAACATGATAATAAGTTATTTCCTTCAGTAGCAATAGCACAGGCCATACATGAGTCAGGCTGGGGAACAAGTAAAAGAATGATTGCTGCTAATGCACTCTTTGGAGTTAAGGTTGGTAAGAGTGCATATAAGTTTGGTAAGGCTTGGAAAGGTGCAGCGTATAAAACTGGGACAACAGAATATTATGACGGTAAAACAGCTACCAAGATAGTTGATTGGTTTAGACAGTATGATACAGTAGAAGACAGTATATGTGATTACATGGATATGTTATGCCATTGTAAACGCTATAAGAAAGCCTTGAACTGTTCAACACCTAAACAGTCAATTGAAGCAATAATTGCTGGAGGGTATGCTACTGGACCAGATTATGTAGCAGCTATAATGAATTTGATAAATATATACAACTTGACTCAGTACGATAATAAGACAATCCCATCAAAGATATGTCCATATCCTGCAAGCACAAAGATATTAAAACGTGGTAACAGGGGAACAGATGTAAAGTATTTACAATGGAAGTTGAACCAAGTTGGATTTGATTTAAAGGTTGACGGTTCGTTTGGACCAAGTACAGAACAGGCAGTAAAATCTTTTCAGGCTATCAATGATTTAAAAGTTGATGGTATAGTAGGACCAAAAACATGGCAAAAGTTGAAGGAAGCATAACATGGCAGTAATTAGTGATTATTTTTGGACGGTAAAACCTGCGCCAGTAACTTATAATATCAAACTTGAAGACTGTATTGCTGAAGTATATGATGAAATACTTGAAGATGTTTTACAACATGGACATACTCATTATGTATTACCTGGTGGTAGAGGTAGTTTAAAATCATCATTTGTCAGTTTATGTATTCCTTTGATAATGATAGACCATCCGGATGTAAATGCAGTATGTTTTAGAAAAGTAAGTAATACAATTCAAACATCAGTATTTTCTCAAATAGTATGGGCGATATATAAATTAGGACTAGAGGATTTATTTAGCATACCAAAGAACTATTCAAGTGATATTGTATTAAAGCGTACTGGACAGCGTATTTACTTCAGAGGATTAGATGACGCAGGGAAAATTAAGTCTATCAAGCCAAAAAGGGGATATATAGGAATTACTTGGTTTGAAGAATTAGACCAGTTTGAAGGACCAGAAGAGATAAGAAAAACAACTCAGTCTACAATGAGAGGTGGTACTGTCTTTTGGGATTTCAGGTCATTTAACCCTCCTATATCAAAAAATAACTGGGCTAATGAATATGCTGAAGATTGTGAAATACAACCTAGATTACAAGCTACAACACTGGTATTTAGAACTGACTATACAATGGTACCAAGGGAATGGCTTGGAGAACAATTTATTGAAGAAGCTGAGGCACTAAAAGAAACAAATCCGAGGGCATACGAACATGAATATTTAGGTCATGCAATTGGTACTGGTGGAGATGTATTCCCTAACGCTTGTGAACTTGATATGTCAATTCTTATTGATATTACTGATATGTATGGTAACTCAATTAAGAAAGTTCCTATGTGGCAAACATTCGATAAACTATATCAAGGTATTGACTGGGGATTTGCAATTGACCCTACTAGGTTTGTTAAATTACATTTTGATACAGACCAAAGAGATATTTACATATTTGATGAATACAATACAGTCAAATCCCGCATAAAGAATATTTATCATGATATATACGAAGATAGGAAACTGGTAACTAATAATGACTTAGTAACTGCTGACCCAGGTGGTGGCGGATTATTTGCAATAGCTGACTTCAAGGCTTATGGGGCATTTATAAGACCTGCGGAAAAAGGACCGGATAGTGTTAATTATGGTATTAAGTGGTTACAAGGCATGAACCATATTTACATTGACAAGAAAAGATGTCCATATACTTGGAAAGAGTTTAGCCAGTACGAATATGAACAGGATAAAGAAGGTAATTTCATATCAGCTTATCCTGATGCAAATAACCATAGTATTGACGCAACTAGATATGCACTTGAAAAGTATTGGAAGAGAAAAGGTAATTAAACTATGGGTGATTTATTGGACATTTCAAAAAATGAACCACATGAAGTTGCTGAACTGATATGTCTTAATTGTCATAATAGATGGATAGGAGTATATCCTGAAAAGACATTATTAAAAGATTTACAATGTAAATGTGGGGCAACTGGACTGGTGATAAAGACAGGACAAACAATAAGAGATGAAGATATAGGAGAGTGATATGGGAAGTGTAGGGAAATCAAATTCAAACATAACTGGATTACCAAAAAAGACTGTATTGAAAAATAAAGATGACTATAAAGGTTATGCATGGCAACTTGCTTCCGTAGTAGAAGGTGATGAAGTTTACCAAATAAATTATAACGGTGGTAAAGCCTTTGCGGATGCTTATGTCAATAATGATGGTCATGTTCATATTGATTTTATTGGCTCTACTGGAAAAGGAGCTGGAAGTGAATTACTTGCAAGATTAGCTGAAAAGGCAGTTAAAGAAAATAGACCATTATCTTGGAATGCTGACCAAAAATCGGCTGTAAGATATTATAGCCATATGGGAATTGAACCTACAGAAAAAGGAAGAGATTATAACTATTATGAAGTTCCTGCCAAACAATTACCTGCTTTAATTAAAAGATTAAGAAAGAGGAAAAGTAAATGACTACTACTGAAATGGTCTATGTATTAGACAAAGAAAAAGAATGTGTACAGAAAAGAAGCGTTGGTCTTTGTGATAAAGAGTGTAAAAGCTGCGAGTGTTACATTGAGCCTACTAGCTTATTAGATGGGCTGGAAAGGATTATCAATTACATTTTTCACATGGATAAATCCAGTACAAAGAAGGGAGGTTATTGATGGGCTCTATTGGAAAAGTTCAAACTAATAGTAACTCCATTACATATACTCAGGCTGAACTAGACGAAGCCTTGGAACGCTGGCAATCTGATGAATTTACAGAAATGAGAGCTATTGATGATATTGAATCTGGTGACTGGCAAAGATGGATAAATGACCCTAATAGTTATTATGATGAAGAAGACATTGCACGCTTGCAAAGAAATAACAAGATATTGAATGATTTTCTTAAAAATAGCCCTAAGTATAAAGGTGAAGTAGAAAGAGGACTGGTTTTTGATTCTAAGGCAGCCTTAGATAAATTTTTAAAACAAAATAAAGTTGGTGCTATTGTTACTTCTAAATCAATGGCTAGCTGGTCCAGTAGAAAAGGCGAAGGTGCGAGCTATGGAGGGGATATGGCTCTGGATGCTAAAAGTGTTGGATTTGCAACAGTAGTAGTAATGCATAAAGTAACATCACAGGGAGTAGCTATTGAAGTAGGTGGACAACAAGAAAAGATATTACCAAAAGGTATACAAAATAAAGTTTTAAAAGTTACCAAAGGTAAATATACAAATCATGGTCAGTCTGTCCCAAGGGTTGATATTTATTATCAAGAACTTAAACAAAAAAGAAAAAGAGGAAAATAATATTATTTGTAAATCCCCACCAAATATAGTAGTATATACCTCGCAAGGAGGAGATATCTATGTCCTTATGGTCAACAATAGCATACAAATTAAAGGAGATAGTGAGTAAAATGATTGGAGCAAGAACAATAGAACAGGCATTGCATGTAGCACCTGCCATATCCAGACAAATGGAAGAAGCAATTAAAACATGGTGGCATAGATATAAAAAC